TAAACAGGTATTAACTGCTGGCAACCTAGTTAAACAAAAACACACAGACAACAATGATTCAATCAAAAGCACCGGAGTTCCGGCAGTGGATGCCTTGCTTATGAACATGGGCTTTAACCCTGCATGAAACTTCTAGAAGGAGGCAACGTATTCAAAGATGAGGATGGTCGGGCTCTAACTCAACGTATCAATCAAACTGACGTAAAATCAACCCTGGCCTGGTTGGAAGAACTGGTTCCTGGACTTGATCTACAAAACAACACTCTTGGATCAACTGGTATCAAGGATACATCAGGCGACCTAGACATTGCCGTAGACACTGCCGAGGTCAGCAAAGAACAAATGGTAGCACAGCTCACACGCTGGGCACAGAGCCAAGGATTCAAACCCGAGGAGTGGGTGCGTAAATCAGGCACCGCGGTGCATTTTAAAACACCCATCAACGGTCGTCCTAACAGTGGATTTGTTCAAACCGACTTTATGTTCCTGCAGAATGTACCTTGGTCAAAGTTTGTGCTGGGTGCCATGCCCACAGATAGCCGATACAAAGGCAAGGAACGCAACGTGCTCATGAACAGCATAGCCAAGAGCCTGGGCTACAAACTAAATCAGATAGCTGGCATTGCCGATCGTGAAACCAACAAGATCATCACAGATGATCCAGATGCCGTGGCCAAACTGTTGCTGAACAAGACAGCCACACGGCAAGATCTTGCCAGTGTGGAAACAATACTGCAAGCCCTTAGCACAGATCCTGAACGTGAAGCCAAGTTGGCCGACTTCCGTGAACACATGAAGCGTGAAGGCCTGCCATTTATGGAAAGTGAAACACCCGCAGTAACCGGATACACAGAAGTAAATTTCCTGGCCAAGTTACGTGATCGTATTGTTAAACAAGGCATGCAACCTTTGATCGAGCAGACCTTGATGGAAGCCGAAGCCAGAATACCACACATCGAAGATCTGGTGTTTGATCGCGGCACCCGTGGCATTGAAGAAGCCATGGCCATCATACGTGCAGCCGCCGAAGACACTAGAAAAACAACCACAGTCAAATGGGATGGCAAACCTGCCATTATCTGGGGCCGAGACGAACAAGGTCGTTTTGTACTCACAGACAAGAGCGGATTCGGCGCCAAGGGGTATGAGGGACGTGCCACCAGCATGCAACAACTGGCCGGTATCATGAGTCAACGTGGCGGAGAACGTGGAGACTTGATTGGCATTTATGCCAAGCTATGGCCCATGCTGGAAGCTGCCACACCTGAAAAGTTCCGAGGATATGTGCAGGGTGATCTGCTGTATACTGAAACTCCACCTGAAGTTTCGGGCAACTATGAATTCAAGCCCAACTTTGTGGAGTATCGTATTCCGGCCGCCAGTAAACTGGGTCAGGCCATTGGTGCCAGCGAAGTGGGCATAGCTGTGCATACCCGATACAAAACTGCCGACGCCGCAGCCGAACCCATAAGAAGCGTGAATCTAGATCCGGTGCCGGGCCTGCTCATAATCGAGCCCACGGTCAAAGACATCAAGAATGTCACACCCAACAAAAAACTCGTAGATCAACTGCGTGCAGTGATCAGTTCTCATGGCACTGACATCAACGGCCTGTTCAATCCCGCTGAGCTAAGAGCCGCACAACTCAGCGACTTGCCGGCACTTTGCAAACGCTACATCAACAGCCGTATAACCACAGACTATGAAAATCTTCTGCCAGACTTTGGTGCCTGGTTGCAGACCAATGTCACACCAAGAAAATACAACAACATAGTGGAATACCTGCAGAGTCCCAGAAGCAACATGTCGGGCATCACAGCCGCATTCACAGCGTTTTTGTTGTTGCATGAAATCAAGATGGACATGCTGGCGCAGTTGGATCGCCAACAGCCCGGACAAGAAGGCTGGGTCTTGGCCACTGACGCTGGACGTGCCAAGCTGGTCAACAGATTTGGATTCAGTGCTGGAAACCGCATCTTAAACAACCCTAATTTGGTCACCTAACTCCTGATTTTCGCCAAAAGGTATAAATAAAAGTAGGCCCAATGAGGCCATATATTAAGGAGATTTATCATGGCATTTATCACTAAAGTTTCTGGCGGTTCACAGCCAGTATTCAACCTAGACGTATTGAACGGTTCAATTGCACAATCAGCTAACATCGCTCAACAGGGTCCTTTCAACCCAGCTGGTCCTAAGTTAGACTTCTACACCTTCACAGCCAATGCTGCTATTGGTGCTGAAGGTGGTGTCAATGAGTTCGTTTCCAACGTTCTTCAAGCTCTGCAACAAACAACCACTGTGGCTATCGCTCAAGTTACCACAGGTACAACTCTTGCAGTCGCTACATACCCAACTGGCGCATTTGCCAACGTTGCTACAGCTTTGGCTGCTGCACAATCTGCAAACGGCACAATCGGCATCAGCTCTGCCACTGGCACAGCTGCATTCACAAACTTGGCTGATCTATAATCAGTTGAATTTGTAACCACACCAAACCCGCTCCGGCGGGTTTTTTGTTGACCATTTGTTTGCATACTAAATATTTTTGTAGCAACAGCTACGCTTATGTTACACACACATACACACAGAAAGGAGTATACCATGAGCAAATCACCCTACGAGATCCGTCTCGAACTTCTCAAGCTGGCCAACGAAATTCTCTGCACGCCAGTGTATCAAAGTCGCGAAAGCAAAATGCAAGAGTGGCACGCCAGTCGTGAAACATATCACAATGAAATTGCACCGCGAGATCCCAAACCGTTTCCAACCTTGCCTGATTTTCCATCCGCCACGGATGTGATCAGCAAGGCCGAAGAACTTAACAGGTTTGTGAGTCAGCAATAAACAAGGCCCCGCAAGGGGCTTTGTAGTAAATACATCATGGAAGTCAGCAAGATAACCGAAGTTACTATATTTGAAAGTCCCGACGGCGGCCGCACGGTGTATGCTAGAAAACCCGGAACCATCAAACGAGAGTTGCATTGGCAAGATCCCAATCTGCAACAAGAACTCAAAGAACTAGAACAACAAAAACGCTGGGTAGACATATTCCAGGCTCGTCGAGACAATGCTGAACTTGATCGCTTGTGTGAACAGGTTGAAATTATCTATGAACTGGGTCGGAAAAACTCATGAGATTTGCGTGCCAGACCCTGTTTGACATCACAGCCACAGGCACCACGGGCCACTGCAAGACCGCTCGTCTTCCTTACACTGATGCAACTGGACAGGTCATACGTGACCAGGTTACTTGGAATCGCAGTCGAAACCAACAGCGCAACTGGGAGACCCTGCAACAGATCCTGAGCCTGCGCACACAAATCATGCAGATCACTTTACCGTTGCCAGACCAAACCGGCACACGCTGGATGTTTGAATTTGAAACTGACACAGCTGGTGCTTTTGGTCCTGATGATGATGCCACCATGATCCTACGGCAAGATGCCGCAGGTGTGCCCATGTTGGGAGAACTCAACAACGAGCCCGACCTAGACCCTTTTCTAGTGACCACTGGCCCGAGACAGAATATCTGGTTTGCCGCTGTAGCTATAAATACATGATGGAGACACAGCATGGTTGAACCCACTGACATCGAAAAGAAAAGTCTGGAAGCACACGTGGAACTGTGTGCTGAACGCTACAATGCCTTGGAAAACAGACTGGATCATGTAAACGCCAAGATCTCCAGTCTTTCTGATGTGATTCGCGAAGTGCATGACATGGTTCAACGCATGAGCGAAAAACGCACAGATCAACTCATCGGCTGGGGCGTGGGCTTGATTGGTGCCCTGTCAGCTACAGTAATATATCTGGTCACCCACTACGTATTGAAATGACAAGCGAACGCGAAGTAGAACGGGCATTCCGCCAGGAATTCCGAGATCTCATGCCCAATGTGATCTGGCAAAATGACGACGGTGTGTACGAAGTTTTTGGACGCTACAGGATCCAGCCGGAATCTCGAGGATTTAGAGTGTTTTGTAGTGCCACAGATGTGGGTGTGTTTGCCACCACAAGAACAGCATTGAGCTGGTGCATAGCCGACAAAAATCAAGCCTACAACACAGCACGAGAACTCTTGACCACTGACAACAAGTTGGCCGCGCTGACCGCAGACATAGCCACACGGGCTGGCATAGGTGATCGCAGCCGAGATCCTGCACTACGTGAAATTATTTTAACCAAACTGGAAAGCAAGATCATACACAAAAAACACCTGGAAAATCAACTGACCAAATGTGTGAACTGGGCTAAATATTCGCAACAACGAGGATTTGAAGATGAAACTGCAAGAACTGGCCGTGGCCAACCCAACAAAACAAGCCGCTAAGGTATTCGAAAGTTACTTTGGTGATCGTGTGAATTTTGATGGCATTTCGCGCGAACAAGCCCAGGGCATGCTCAAGCGTGTGCGTGGTGTCATAGCTGAACATCGCAGGACTCCTGAGTTCCATCACAGTGAGCAAAATCCCACCTATTTAAAACTAGTTGTCATGGAGCAGGCCCTGTCAACAGCAACTATGACTCCACAGGCTGACCCTGCAAAAACAGCAGCCGCTATGACTTTGCAACGTCAGCAACAACAACGCCAAATTGACGATCAAATCAAGGCCAAACAAAAAGAACTTTCTGACCTACAAAAACAAAAGGGCATGTTGGAAACACGTCGCTCATTGAAACAACGTCTCAAAGAAGCCAGCGAAGTTCAACAGGCACAAGTGGTGCTGGCCAGCCAAGACATGGTTGACCAAGTGCAAAAAATGAGTGAACAGATCAGTGCCATGCAGTTCAAGGATCTACCAGCCTTGGTAGACCAGATCAAGAATGAAGTTGGCGTGGATCAAGCCATGCAGTTCAACACCGATGCCACAGCAGCATTGGCAGGCTTGTTGCAGAACTTGCAAGGTGCCAAGACACAGTTGGAACAGGCATTGGGCGTGGTCACTGGCCAAGCTCCTATAGTACCCGGTGCCGACATGGGTGCCGCAGATGCAGGACTCGGCAGCGAAATGCCTGCTGAGTTACCTGTACCCGGCGAAGAAGAAATTGATGTCACTGATGTAGACATTGAAGAACCTGGCACAGAACCTGCTTCTACTCTGGGTCGTGCTCGCAGATAATGTTGATCCGTGAGTTTGCTCTAGACAAAAGCGTCAACGATCCAGTCAAGCTCCTGGCCCTGGCCACCTTTCTCAAAGATCGTGCCCAAGATGAAAATGCACAGGCACAAATCAGCCAAGATGCTTTTATTGAAGCTGCCAGAAGTCTTGATATCTCAATAACTCCAGACAGCCTGGCAGAACTTATTTCAAAAGACCCACTTAAAAATGTACTAGAACCTCTGGAGCCCAATTCTGGTGTGGTCAGATTCAAAGGCAACACCGAAGAGGTCACAGGTATGACGGTAGATCAGGCACGGGCCGTGGTAGATAGCAATGCCAAGGCCGCAATGAAGCGCCGCCAATAACCAAAATCAGTTGTAAATACTCATAGCGTGTGTTACAATAACTCAAGGAGTGTCAAATGGCCTATTCTGAAAAAGTAATCGATCACTACGAAAACCCACGCAACGTGGGCAAGATGGATGTGGGTGACGTCAATGTGGGCACTGGCATGGTTGGTGCTCCGGCCTGCGGTGACGTAATGAAACTGCAGATAAGAGTGCAAGATGGAATCATACAAGATGCGAAATTCAAGACTTACGGTTGTGGCTCGGCTATTGCGTCGAGTTCGTTGCTCACGGAATGGGTCAAGGGTAAAACTCTGGAGCAAGCAGGAGAGATTAAGAACACACAGATTGCAGAAGAGCTTGCCTTACCGCCGGTTAAAATCCACTGTTCAATCCTTGCGGAAGATGCTATTAAGGCTGCCATAGAAGATTACAAGAGAAAACATCTAGATGATACAAGCCACTGATACCGCTACACGCAAAATAG